CTGGTGAAACGGCGCCCGGTTATCTTGTTTGGGATGCCCAATTAACTGCTGTAATAGCAGAAGTTGATAAGCTTATGCAACAGTTATATTCTTTGAGCGAAACCAGTCCTGCTCTCTTCGGAGAATTAGCCACGGGGCTTGCCAATAGTGGTACTGCGCTTAAACGCTTACTACTTGCCCCTTTAATGAAAGCCTCTCGTTTAAGAAATTCTTTTGATAATCAATTAAAACAAGTCCTTGCTATTGGAAGTCAGTTAGCGGTAGCCAAAGGCGTGCCAGACGCGGTTATTTTAGATAAAATGCTTATAAATATCGGCTGGCAAGATGGTTTGCCCGCGGATCCAGCAGAACAAATCAATGAAGAAGCTATGGCTAAGAGTGCTGGGTTAACTTCTACAGAAAGCGCCCTACAAAGAATTTGGGGCTTATCAGGAGAAGCTCTTCAAGCAGAAATGGCTAAGATTAAAGAGGAAAGGCTTAGTCAAGCGGTTAATCCGCCTACTAATCCTTTACCTGCGTTAAGTGCTACGGTTGCTGGAGTTACTTTAACTAATGAATCCAATCAATAGTTATTTAACCTTTGTAAATAAATTAAAAGAAGAAGAAGTTAAACTAATAGCTAAACTTTATGCTGAAACAGAAAAACAAATTCTTACTTCTATTAACTCTGGGCTCTTGAATGCGAAAGATTTGGTTTTCTTTAAGGGAAAATTAACCGAAGCGCAAAAGATCCTTAGTTATTTAGATAGTGGTGCAAGCCAGTGGTCCCAAGCAATGGTAAAGGATATGTATGGGGCTGGCGTAAAGTTTGCTGGTTTAACCGCTAATATTTCTGTCTCCGCTGCTGACCTTCAAAACAAATTTAATTTACAAGCGATGAAAGTTATTAGTGATAATATTTATAATCGTTTTCAAGACATTTCCGCTTTGGTGGGGAGAAGAATAGATGATATTTATAGGACTACCGCGCTGGAAGCAATAAAAAGCAATATTTCAGGGCTTGATAGTCTTTCTAAGGTAGCCGGGAACTTACGCAAGGGCTTAGCCGACCAGGGGATTACTGGTTTTACAGATAAGGCAGGGAAAGCTTGGAATATGCAGACCTATTCTGAAATGGTCGCAAGGACCACAACAATGGAAACCTTTCGGCAAGGCACCGGGAATGAGTACCTTCAGAACAATATCGATTTAGTGCAAATTACTGGCGGCAGTGCGAATTCTTGTGATGTTTGTTCCAAATGGGAAGATCAAATCGTTAGTTTAAGTGGTACTGATGAAAATTACCCTTCTCTTGATAGTGCAATAGCTGAAGGTTTGTTTCATCCTAATTGTGTACACAGCTATCATGTAGTTATTCCAGATTTAACAACTTTAACTAAAGAAAATAACCGCTTACAAAAAATTTATGAGAATTCTTAAGGGGGGTATATAAATACACTAAAAAGATTATTAACCTCAGCCTTGGGCAAGCAACAGGGCAATTATAAGGCGAATATAGGCAACAAAAACAAATTACAGCCGACAGGCTGGTAAATAAATGGAGATGACAAAATGACGACAGAAGAATTAGCAGCAAAAGCAATTGCCGATAAGGCAGAAGAAACTAAAGCAAACGAAGCTAAAGAAAATTCGGACAAGGAACAAAAAACTTTTACGCAAAAAGAGGTAGATGCTATTGCGGGCAATAGAGCAGCGAGAGAAAGAGAAAAGTTTGCGGATTATGAAACTCTAAAGCAAAAGGCTTTGAAACTAGATGAACAAGATTTAGCAAATAAGTCAGATCTTGAAAAAGAACAGGCAAAATCCGCCAAATTTGAGAAACTTCTAGCTGAAAAAGAAATAGAAAAGCAGAATTTATTAACGGAGAACTTAAAACTCTCTTTATTAGAGCTAGCCGGCCTTCCTAAGACTTGGGTTAAAAGGATTACTGGAAAGACGGAAGAGGAAATTAAAATAGATATAGAAGATCTAAAGAAAATTCTTGGAGATAAAGTTGCCAATTTAGGCACTGCACCCAGAGGAAATCCGGGCGAAACGCCAGATGTCGAAAATATGACGCTGGCAGAATACGAGGCCCATTTCCATCCTAAAAAATAATATTACCTGGAGGTAATAAATGGGAAACACAATTTTAACGCCTTCCCTAATCGCGAAGGAAAGTTTAATGAGACTTAAAAACAACCTTGTTTTTGGAAGCTTAATTAACAAGGGTTATTCTGCTGATTTTGTTAAGGGCGTTGGGAATATTGTAACTATTCCGATTCCTGCCACTTTTGTAGCCCAGACCTATAATGGTTCCTTAGTTTATCAAGACATTAACCAAGGTTCAACCACGATAGAGCTTACGGATCTTTTGGACATAAGTATTAAAGTTACGTCCAAAGAACTCACCCTTGATATTCAAAACTTCGGGGATTTATATCTTGAAGGCGTCACCGACGCTTTCGCCCAAGCCATTGATGCAAAAATTGCTGGCTTAGCATCAGATACCCCTTATTCGGTGGATGTTTCAAATCCTGCGGTTATAGCAGATATTATCGCCCTTGACGAAAGGCTTAACCTTAACAAGGCGCCCCTTTCTGACCGTTTCTTAGTCTTGGATCCAATCACCCAAGCTAAATATATTGCGCTCGACGCCTTTGTGCATGCAGAGAAGTCTGGAAGTACGGAAACCCTTCGCCAAGCAAATCTCGGAAAGCTCTTCACCCTTGATACTTATATGGATCAGAATGTTGGTACCCATGTAAAGGGAACTTTGGATGCTGTGGCCACGGCTACCGGTATTCTAGGCGCAACCACTTTAACTATTGCCGCAGGTGGCAATGCTTTAACCGTTAATAAAGGAGACAGCCTCACGCTCTCTGATACTCTTGGCCAATATGTTTGTACTGAAGATCTCACTGTTTCTGCTGGGGGAGCTGGTTCGTTGAAGATATATCCTGGGCTTGCGCAAGCCGCAACCACCAAGACCGTTACTCTTCATGCTTCTGGCACTGGCAATGTTGCGTTCCAAAAGAATGCTTTTGCTCTTGCCTTTGCTACCCTTGAAGCTCCTATTGACGGAAGAAATGCTTCTGTTATTAGAGATCCTTCCACCGGTATTGCGCTTCGGGTAGTCTACGGGTACGATATGGAAGCCAAGGCTAACATCGTTTCTATTGATACTTTAATCGGTGTCAAGACGTTAGTTCCTGAGTTTGCTGTTCGGCTTGTGGGCTAGTAGTTAGTTAAATTAGGGGAAGCCTTAAAAACTTCCCCTTTTAGAAGGTGTAAAAAATGGAAAAATTTATTTGTCCTTTTTGTGGAACAGAGTTTTTAACTAAGGCCTATCTAATGGAACATTTAACTACTTGTAAATTTCAATATGGAGAACCCAAGCCAGAAATTAAAACCTTAGAAATAAAAGAACCTTTTGTAGAAAAGCTAGTAGAAAAAAAGAAAATTATCAAAAAGCGAGGCTGAAATGTTAGTAACCCAAGCAGAAGCAACTCTTTATTTTGAAAATCGCCCGCTTTGTCAGGATTGGCAAGATCTTATCATTGATGAGCGGATGAAGTATTTAAGCATGGCTTCAGCTAAGATAGAAAAACTAAATTTTATTGGTAGCGTCGTTTCTCCTTATCAAACGACCTTATTTCCCAGAGCTGTTAGAACTAATTCCTCTCGAACTTTTAGTTGGTATGGCCCTTCTCTCTTCGGTAACTACAATACTATCGAAGGAACCCCGGAAGAAATCAAAGCCGCCGTTTGTGAGGAAGCCTTTGCTATGTTTAAGTTTATGGGCTTAGAGCGTTACAGTCTTCAAGAACAAGGCGTTAGAACGGCTTCTCGCGGAGGGCTTTCGGAAAGTTATGAGAGTTATCGCCCTATGGAAGAGATCCTTAGTTATTTAGCTAGGCAGTATTTAAGTGGTTGGATAACTACTACGGCAGAAATTAGATGAAGATAACGATTTTAGGTATGAACAAAATAAAATTCAAATGTGAGAAAGACAAAATCGCGGCAGTTGGTTATATGAGTTTAGGTTTAATTGAAGCGGGCAGAGTGGCCGAAAGTATTGCTTCTAACTTTCCTTTCCAAAAGCCTACGGGCTCTTTGAGTGCGGCTTATACTTACACCGCTGAAAACTCGGATACTTTGGCCTTATATAGTTCTGTTTTCTATTGGAAGTATGTAGAATATGGCACAGGTATTTACGGCACTTTAAGCGGGGGTAATAAAGCTTGGAAAGGTGGACAAACTCCTAAATTTATGCTTACCAATGCAGTTAAAGAAAATAAAAAGCTTTTAGCCCAAGTGGTTAGAAATAGAATCTTAAAGGGGTTGATTTATGGGAATTAAAAACGAAATAATAAAGAAAATTGAAAGCGCAGAAGCTAAACCCTTTGATGATTTGGTTTTCAAAAAGAATACTTATTATATTCGAGAACTTCCTGCCGAAAAGAAAGGCCCGGGTTTTACTTCAACTATTGAAATTACCCTAGTAACGGATTGTAAAGAAAGCCGTTTGTATGAAAAGTTAGAAAAAGAAATAGGTTTTCATGGGATTTATGGAGCTTATGGAATTCAGTTAATTACTTATACTCACGAGGATGCTTTTCTTGCCTTAGACGATATTTGGACTAGAAAAATAAATCTAAAAATTATTTGGGAAACCTTATAATAACCTGACAGCGTAAAAGGTTAATATCGCTAATAAATATATAGGAGCTAAAAATGAAAATATTTGGAATATTATCTAATTCTTTACCTACTGGGATCACCGGGGCTGTGGTTGAAACCGCAGATCTTTCCAGTTCTGTAACAGTTAAGACGCTAACCGGCAATCCGCCTACCACGACCGTGGATATTCGCAAAGGCGAGATAACTCAAAAGCTGAAGGTAACTTGCGAATTTGATGCTGTGCCGGATGCTGCCGCAATTAGAGTTTTACTTGCAGATACCGCTACTTCTACCGTTACTATTACTTCGCTTGATACCGTGGCCCTTACCCTTGTTGGAACTATCATCGACTTTAATGTCGGCGCTAAGAAAGACGATTATTGGCCCGGAGATTTTACCATTCAATATGTTGATGCAGTAACTCCGCCGGTATAAGGAGTAATTTATGAAGATAAAAGAAGTTGAAGAATGTTATAATATGACCGGGGTTAATCCCATGGTTCTATTCGAAGGCGATTTTAGCCCAGAAGACTTGAGTAAATTAAATCCAAAAGTCTATCAATATCTTATTTGGTGGAACAGAAAAAAGACTAACCCAGAACTTACTTATAAAGAAATTTTAGAGGAAGACAAGGATATAGACTATAAAGAGTTAACGGAAGCTATAAGTAATTTTTTCTTAGGGGATTTATTGACGAAAGAGCCTATAACCATATAGCAAATCTTTTAGTAACAGGTTACCTACAATTAACCTTAGAAGATGTAAAAAATATG